AAGTTTAAGTGCTGACGGCACAATGCTTGCAATAGGAGAAACTTTAAATAGCAGCAAGAAAACAAATCAAGGCGCAGTTTATGTTTACAAACAAGTAGACGGTCAATTTGTACTTAATCAAACACTTACTAGCCGCGGAAATGAAGGCTATGAGCAGTTCGGTTACAAAGTTAGCTTTGATGGCGACCAGTTAGCAGTTACTAGTATTCAAGGTGACTCTAAAATTCCAACTACGTTCGATGACAATACAACATATTTTGACGGTAGAACTACAGGAATATTTAAAACTGTTGAAAACAGTGGCGTTGTTTATGTGTACGAAAAAATAAACAATATACTAGTTTATAGTGATGATTTATATTTTAAAGATGAAGGCAGTATATACTTTGGAGAAAACCTACTTGTAAACAGAAATCATATTTACGTAAGTATGCCAAGAGTCAAATCAGAAGGATATCAGGGAGTAGTTGTTGATTTTAGAAAAGATAATAATAAAACTGCCTGGACAGTGCATAAGGAAGCAAGACCTGTTGTAGATTTAAACAAAATGCGCGGCGCTTTCTTATACGACACAAAGAAAAATGTAATATTAGATTACGTAGACATTATAGATCCTATTCAAGGTAAAATTGCTGGCACAGCAAATGCTGAGATTGATTATAAATTGTATTATGATCCTGCATTGTATAATGTAATAGGCGAAGAAGAACAAACAGGTAATACTGAAGTTTGGGCAGATAATTATGTAGGAAAAATATGGTGGAATTTAGATGAAGTAAGATTTTATAACCCATATCAAAATGATACAATTTTCCAAACTAGTTATTGGAATACTGTTTTTCCTGGAACCAGTATAGCAATATACGAGTGGGTAGAGTCTACTCTTACTCCTAGCGAATGGGATTCCCTAAGCGGAACTCCAGAAGGCCAAGTTAGAGGAATCACTGGCCAAACACGGTACGGCGACAGATTTTATGTTTCGAAGAAAAAATATGATAGCGTAGCACAAAGATTTACAAATAGATATTATTACTGGGTTCGAAATAAAGAAACAGTTCCTCCAGTATTGTCAAGAAATTTAAGTGCGGCAAATATTGCATCAATAGTTGAAAATCCTGCACAAGCAGGTTACAAGTTTGTTGCATTGAATAGTGATAATAGATTTATTTTATATAATTGCAACGAGCTAATAAAAGATAACGATATTGCAATTAATTTCCGTTTTTACACTATTGAAAATCAAGAACAAAATATTCACAACGAATATCAAATATTAACAGAAGGTGTAGGAACAAGCAGACCGCAAAAAGACATAGAACAAAAATGGTTTGATAGTTTGATTGGTTATGATGAATATAATAGACCTGTTCCTGACGAAAAATTAGGATTAAAACAACGTTACGGTTCGCTTTTCAAACCAAGACAAAGTTGGTTTGTTAATAGAGTTGAAGCATTAAAACAAGCCGTTGATAGGATTAATAGTGTTTTAAAAACAGTTGTTGCGGTTGACGTAGCAGATCTTAGTAACTTAAATCTAAGAGATCCGCTGCCTTCTATAAATTCTAATAGATTTGATGTACAAGTAGACACTTACAGTGAAATACAATTTATTGGTACTGCAAAAGCTGAGACAGCTCAATTAGAACTTGTTATAGATGATGGCGTAATTACTGATGTGCAAATTATAAATGCAGGCAGAGGATATAAAACTGTGCCTACTTACACAATTAAAGGTGAAGGCGAAGGCGCCCAAATAGAAATAACTATAGACAGCGTAGGTAAAATTTCTTCAGCAGAAGTAGTTAAAGGCGGAAAAGGATACTTGCCGACCACACAAATAGAAATTAGATCATTTACTGCATTAGTTGCAACCGATGAAACAGCAACTGGTAGATGGACACTAAACACATTTGATGCAGTAACAAAAGAATGGAGCAGATCAGAAACACAAAAATATGATGTAAGCAAATTCTGGGAGTATATAGACTGGTACGCAGACGGGTACGGCGAGTTTACAAACATAAAAGATAAAATAGATGCTACTTACGAATTGTCTAGTTTAGAAAATCAAATAGGGGACGTTGTAAAAATAACTTCAGTAGGATCTGGTGGCTGGCTGCTTTTAGAAAAAATAGCAGAAGTAGACACCGACGATTACACAATAAATTATAAAACAATAGGTAAAGAAAACGGCACAATACAATTTTTATCAACATTGTATGATGCAGCAGCAAATAAAACTGGTTTTGATACTACAAGTTTTGATGCAAGATATTATGATATTCAGCCTATTACAGAAACCAGAATAATATTAGAAACTATCAGAGATAAAATCTTTACAGAAGAATTAAGTGATGAATATAATAATCTATTTTTTGCAAGTTTAAGATATGTGTTCTCTGAACAATATTATGTAGACTGGGCATTTAAAACTAGTTTTATTAAAGCCCAACACAACGTTGGTTCTCTTGAACAAAGGGTAACATTTAAAAATGATAATTTAGAAAATTATCAAGAGTATGTTAACGAAGTTAAGCCTTACAAAACAAAAGTAAGAGAATATGTTAGTTCGTATGATAAATTAGAACCCACTAACACAACAACTACAGATTTTGATCTGCCTCCTACATATAATAGTACTACAAATGCTATTGAAACTGAGACTGTTAAATCAGGAGAAGGCTCGTTATTATCATTAAGTGAAACACTACAAGAGTTTCCAAAGAAATATTGGTTAGACAATGTAGGCTTTAGCATCACAAAAATTAATATAGGCACTGCTGGCACAAGATATACACAAAAACCAGTAATAAGTTTTGTGGGCGGCGGCGGAACCGGCGCAACAGCAGAAGCGTTTATAGGTGACGGGAAGATTACACGTATAGATGTAACTAATGGCGGCACAGGATATATCACAGCACCAACAGTTGTAATTAACGGATCACAAGAAGAAGGAGGAATTCCAGGAAGGGCGTCAGCAGTATTAGGACAATCAAAAGTTCGAAGCACTCATGTTAGAGTTAAATTTGATAGAGTAAGCGGAAACTTCTATATTGTTGATCTACAAGAAACACAAACATTTACTGGTACAGGTGCAAATATTAAATTTGCATTAAAATGGCCATTAGATTTAATCACAACACGAACTAATATTACTATTGATGGAATAGAAGCACTTAAAAGCGAGTACACCGTAAGTAACATATTAGACACAACAAAAAATCACGATAGATATCTAGGTGAAATAGAGTTTACTGAGCCACCCAAAGCAGGATCAGATATTGTTGTATCATACTTTAGAAATATAGACTTGCTTAATGCTCAAGATAGAATTAACTTTTTCTATAACCCAACATCTGGTATGATAGGTAAAGATGTTGCTCAATTAATGGACGGAATAGATTATGGCGGAGTTGAAGTAAAATCACTACAGTTCGAAGCTCCAGCAGGCTGGGATACAGCTCCTTGGTTTACCGGCCAGTGGGATACTTATGATGTAACTTTTGAGGACGAAATATTTAGACCAGATAGTTCAACTACAACATTGTTATTATCTAAACCTTTAGAAACTGATGTAATTTATAACATTTATAAAAATGGTGTAAGGATCGACGATCCTAATTACGGCACTGCAGAGCCCGTAACAAATCCTAATGCGATTGTACAAAGCATAACAGGAACAGGACAAGAAGAAATTGATTTATCAGATTCGGGATTAAATATTCCAGTTGCTGACAACGATGTTATAATTATTAGAAAAACAACATCAGACGGAAGTTTCTTACCAGATCCGATAAGTTATGATACACAACTAAGTGGCGGAAATTTAGCATACACATCCGCTAAAGGTATAGATGCAGAAAGTATTAATATTGACGGTGATGGATTTGTTACTCCTACTACATCAAAAGGCCCTGAAGAGCTTGTTCCTGGCCAGTTAGTAGACACTCTTGACATGAAAGTATACCAGCGTGTAAGTGATGGCCAAGGAACAATTTACAGCCAAGCATTTACTACTGACGGTGTAACAGACACTTACGACTTAGGAATTAAGCCACACAATGAAGATGCAGTTTTTGTAAGATTAAACAAGTTAACTATAGACAAATCGCTTTACACAATCAACTATAAAAATAATACTGTTAAATTTAATACAGTGCCAGCAGCAAGTCAAGAATTGCATCTTGTTACAGTTGGCCAATCAGGACAAAAAATATTAGATATAAATTCATTCATTGCAGATGGATCTACAATTATATATGAAACTAATATTCCTTGGAGCGACTCAATAACTTCGTTATTAACTTCTGAGGGCAAAATTATAGATGCTATTGTTAAAGAATCCTCTAACGGATACGTTGAGTTTGATTTTACAGTAGCACCGGTGCAAGATTTAGAAATTAACTATAGCATTTTCTACGGAGAAGGAACAAACTACAGTCAAATTAAACGAGACGTTTTTGTAAGTGACGGAAGTACATTAACATTTGAATTATCTCAAGCACCGTTTAATCAGTTGCCTCCCAGTCATAAAGTGATAGTTACAGCAAATAACAAAGTGCTCAATGCAGGATATAACCAAAAATTTGTTGTTCCAGAAAATAGACAACGAGAATATCAACTGCAATTATTCCAGCAGCCTAATGTTTCACTGTTACCAGAACAAATAAGTGTATACTTGAACGGAGTAAAGTTAGAGCAAACTGTTGATTATAGATGGGACATATTTAATACTACCGTTGTACTTTTTACAGGAGTAGGCGAACCAGAAGATACACTAGAAATATTTGTAATTGATGATGGCGAATACATATTTGCAGATAATACAATTACATTTGATACAAGTGTGTCAATACCCGAAGGCACCCGAATTGAAGTTGCTTCATTTAGCAATCACGACTTGTTAGATATTAACAGAATAAGTTATGATAACGTTAATAGAACATTATTAACAGTTGGGGACACTGAGTATACAGAATATCATAATATGACAACAGGCTTGATCAAATTAAGACAGACTGCTATAGATGCTCAGTATGTTTGGGTAATTGTAAATGGCACACAACTTACACCTAGTGTAGATTATTTTGTAACTGATAATCGCAATTTTGTAAAAATAAATCAAAAATTAAATCAAAACGATGTTATTGAAATAATACATTTTGCTGCAACTCCGACTATAGCAAGATTTGGTTGGAGACAGTTTAAAGATATGCTAAACAGGACTACTTTTAAGCGTTTAGACGATACAAATAAATTTGAACTTGCAGAAGATTTAAATTGGTACGACTTGCGTATAGAAGTTATAAACGGAGATAATCTAACAGTTCCAAATAAAGAAAAAGGACTACCGGGCGTATTGTTTATAGAAGGCGAGCGTATAGAATACTTTATAAAAGAAGGTAATACTCTTAGACAAATCAGACGCGGAACTTTAGGAACAGGTGTTAAAGAAACTTATACAGCAGGAACTAAAATAATAGATCAAAGTGCAAGTGAAACTATTCCGTATAAAGATGAAATAGTAACCACAATATTAACTCCAGACGGAACAACTGGTAGTTTTGAATTAGACTTTGTTCCGAATTCAATTGATGAATTTGAAGTTTTTGCAGCAGGCAGAAGACTGCGTAAGAATTCAATACAAAGTTTTGATAATACTATTGATCAAGATTCACCTGAAGCAGATATAACTCTTGATCCTGAATTTACAGTAACAGGTAGCACATTAAATTTAAACTTTGTGCCAGGCGAAAACCAAAAGGTAATAGTAGTAAGAAAAATAGGAAAATTATGGACAGATCAGGGAGTTTCACTAAGTAATAGTGAAAATGACATAGCACGATTCTTACGTGATGCAACAGTTGACTTACCTGAATAAATACAACGTAGCGAGATAAAAAATGAACGAAAATTTTAAAGATAATCAAGGTGTTTTAATAGAAGGTCATATCCATATATTTGATCCGGAATCTGGCGAAACTATTATCAACAAGCGAAATGCAATACATTACGAAAACATGAGTATTGCACTTGCACAAAGTTTAGCAAATGAAGGTACTGGTTTTATCTATGAAATGAGCTTCGGTAACGGTGGAACAGCGATCGACCCAACCGGCATTATTACATATCTAACACCTAATACAACTGGAACTAACGCAGGGTTATACAACCAAACATTTACAAAAATAGTAGATGACAGAAGTGTAAACAATACTGATCCAGTTAGAAACAAACTAGAAACACGCCATGTAAGCGGAACAAATTATACAGACATATTAGTATCTTGCTTGCTAGATTATGGAGAGCCTGCGGGCCAAGATGCGTTTGACACCGCATCAGATGCAAATAACTTATACGTATTTGATGAATTAGGACTTAGAGGATATAGTGAATCGGGCACAGGTAGATTGCTTACTCATGTAATTTTCCATCCTGTACAAAAATCTCTAAATAGATTAATCCAAATTGATTATACGGTTAGAGTACAAAGTTTATCAGGAGTATAACGGAGTAATTAAATGCCATATCAAATACGATTTACAGATAGCGTTAATAAAGGTAACATTGTAATAGATGATAACACTATCAATACTACCGATACAAGTATTGCGTTTCCGGGACAAAATTCAACTGCATACGGAATAGCAATAGCTGAAAACTTTTTACATATTTTAGAAAATTTTGCTGCATCTTCAGAACCTAATAATGCTGTAGAAGGACAATTATGGTATGATACAACAGCAGGAGTAAATCAACTTAAAGTATATGATGGCACTGCTTGGGGATCAGCAGGCGGCCTTAAAAAAGGACTAACGCAACCAGATGTGTCTAATTCAGTCACAGGAGACCTTTGGGTTGATACTGATAACCAGCAACTTTATTTGTTTTCTGGTTCAACTTGGGTATTAGTTGGTCCTAGTTTTTCAGATGGATTAAACACTGGAGCTACACCCGTCCAAGTAGTAGGAACAGACGATGTAACTTACACAGTTTTGCGCATAGAAGTTGAAGCGGTTCCTATAGCCATTGTATCTGCTGATGAATTTGTTCCAAAATCTGGTATTAGAGGATTTCAAACAATTAAACCAGGTATTAATATTACAACATTAGATGTCAAAGGCGATGGCGTAGCAAAGTTTATAGGAACAGCAGAAAAAGCAGAAAATCTTTTAGTAGGAACAACTACTGTACCTTCTAGTAATTTTTTAAGATCAGACCAAATTAGTATTAGTAACTTTCCAATACGTATTAAAAATAATGGCGGTATTGCTTTAGGTGAAAACAGTCAGTTTAATTTAGGTGTAGAAGAAAATTCTGGAACACTAACACATAACACTTCGGGTTCTAGTATTGATATTAGAATTAATGATCAAGGAACAACAAAAACAGTAATTAGGGTTGACTCTACAACTAACGTAGGAATCAACAACGGTGCTCCAACAGAAGCATTAGATGTAGTAGGAAATATACAAACTGATTCTTCAGTATTAGTAAACGGTTTAAATAACGCCACTAGCACTAGCACAGGATCGATAGTAACACAAGGTGGTATAGGAGTCGGAAAAAGTGTTGTTATTGGACAAAATTTAAATGTTCAAGGCAACAGTATTTTGCGATTAACAACACCTGATGTAAACAACACAAGAGATTTAGGTTCTGCTAGTTTGCGTTGGGCAAATGTTTATGCAACAACATTTATTGGTGACGTAATTGCTAATAATATAACAGGAACACTTGCAGGAAAATCTCAGTCAACAGATAAACTAGCATCGGTTACAAATTTCCAATTAACTGGAGATGTAACTGCTCCTAGTTTTGTGTTTGACGGACAAACTGGTGGCGGAACAAAAACTTTTAATACTACTGTAAGCAATGCTTTTATATCTAGCAAAGATGCTACTATTAGTTCTCAAGGCGACGACGAACTTCTAATAAACAGAACGTCAGGAACAACAGGTTTATTTAAAATTAGCCAACGTGACCTATTAGCAGCAGTACCAACCAACCCTCCGGGAATAATTTTACCGTATGGCGGCTCTCTTGCCCCAACTGGTTGGTTATTATGTGACGGAACAGAAATTTTACAAGCATTGTACCCAAATTTATTTGCTGTCATAGGATTTAGTTTTAAAGACGCTAGTTTAGTGTCAGACGGAGGAACTGCATATTTTGCCCTTCCAGACCTTAGAGGTAGATTACCATTAGGCTTAGACAATATGGGAGGCTCAGCAGCTGGTAGAGTAAGCGGACTAGCCGCAGCAGAACTTGGTAACACAGGTGGCTCCGAAAGTAGTACAATAGATCTTGATAATTTACCAGATCATACACACGATATGAGAGCTAACAACGGCGATCAGTTTTATGCAATTAGTGACGTAACAAAAAGTGTTATATCAGATCCAGAATCAATTATATATGATGCTCCAACAGGCACAGGACAAGGTCAAGCATTACCTTCAAGTGGTGCTGTGTTACACAATGATTTAGGTAATCCGCTCGACGTAATGAATCCATTTGTTGCAATTAACTATATTATATACACAGGAGATGGCTAAAGATGTCATATAAACTTAATAAAACAGATGGTACACTTCTTGTTGATCTTATAGATGGATTTGTAGATACAGGAACTACAAATTTAACACTGATTGGTCGCAATTACGAAGGCTTCGGTGAATTCTTAAATGAAAACTTTATAAAATTATTAGAAAATTTCAATAACACAGCATCTCCAACAAGTCCTCTACAAGGACAATTATGGTATGATTCAACAAGCCAGCGTTTAAAAGTATATAATGGTACAGAATTTGTTGTAGCAGGAGGCCCGTTTGTACAACAAGAAAATCCTCAAATGGTTGCAGGAGATTTGTGGATTAACAATAACACAAATCAATTATATTTCTTTGATGGAACAGATTTAACACTAGCAGGACCAATTTATACTGCACAACAAGGAACAAGCGGATTTCAAGTTGCATCTTTATTAGACATTCAAAGCAGAACTAGAGTAGTTTTAAAATTATGGGTAGGCGGAACGCTTGCAGCAGTAGTAAGTAATATTACATTTACTCCTGCACCAGGCAATGAAATTGCAGGTATTGTAGGTGATATTAAAAACGGTATAAATCTTGTAAACAACGATTTTAGATTTTACGGAACTGCTAATTCTGCTGAAAACTTAATTACAAATACAGGTGAATTAAAAAATGTCTCACAGTTCTTGCCAGCAGACGAAGATGGCACAACTGTTGGTTCGTTAACTATACAAAATTCCAACGGTTTAACCATAGGTCTTGCTCAGAACAATATACAAAAAATTGTAGGAACCAGTTATATAAATGAAAATCAGTTATTAGATTACGACTGGAAAGTAAGAGTGCGTAGTTCGGGTGCAGGGTCATTAATTACAGACGCAATCACAGTTATTTCTAGTAATCAAAGAGTAGGTATCTTTCAAGACAATCCTGCATACAATTTAGATGTTACTGGAAATTGTAGAATTACTGGAGACTTAATAGTAGAAGGTTCTAAAACAAGTTTAGATATTACTACTTTAAGAGTAGAAGATAAAAATATAGAATTAGCTATCACAGACGGAAGTACATTAGAACCTAGAAGTGAATTAGACGATGCCGGAATGATAGTAAGAGCTACTGGCGACGATATTAAGTTTACATACGAACTAGCAACAAATACTTGGAAAAGCACCGAGAGCATAAATTTAAGAGATACTCGAGATTATAAAATTAACGGTACTTCAGTACTAAGTGCAGACAGATTACACAATGGTATTTTATACGCAAACGGTTTAGTACAAGTAGGTACTCTTGAATACCTCGACGTAGATAGCGTTAATATTGACGGCTCAACAATAACAGTAAGTAGTGGACCTTTACAATTAGAAAGTGCAGGTGCAATAAGTGTAAACGCACAAAAGATTTCTGGTGTTGCTGACCCAACATTAGATCAAGACGTTGCAACTAAAATTTACGTAGATACACTAGTTGATAGTGAACCAGTATTGTTTTCTTTGGACATTACAGGATTATCTAATGCACAAATAGCATTGATAATAAATGATTTATTTCCAGCTAGTGGTAAAGAATTAGGGGTAGAAGCAAAAATACACACCGTAAGTTATTCCGGTGTTGTTGAAGCTATTGACGTAACAGTAACAACTGTGCCTGCTGATAGTTCGGGCACATTAAATGTAGAATTAGTAGCAGTTGATTCAAACGGAACACAAAACGAATCAGCAGTAAAAAGTATAGCATATAACAATGCAAATCCTGCTACAGGTACTGTTACACTTAATACAACAAGAGGGTTAAAACGATTTACAGTGCAATCAGGACCATCAGGCAACGAATGGGTTTTTGACACAGACTTGGTTAGCAGCGTTTTATGATAAATAGTTATATGCAATTAGGGGTTAAATAAAAATGGCTTATCAAATAGATAGATACAACAATAGTCTGCTAACAACGGTAGAAGACGGAACCATTGATCAAACCACAGACCTTAAATTTATTGGTAAGAATTACGCAGGCTACGGTGAAATCCAAAACGAAAATTTTCTATTTTTGCTTGAAAACTTTTCAGGAGCCACTCAACCTCCTAAACCACTATCAGGTCAAATATGGTTTGATGCAGGATCTAGCAAGTTAAAGTTTTATGACGGTGCTAAATTCCGTACTACAGGCGGCGCAGAAGTAAGTGCAACCACACCAACAGGTTTAACAACTGGTGATTTTTGGTGGGATACAGTAAACGAGCAACTGTTTGCTTATAATGGAGTTGATTTTACTCTAGTAGGTCCACAAGCAGCAGGTAGCGGTATTACACAAATGCGTAGTAATACAGTGACAGATGATGTTGGCGGTTCGCATAACATTATTGAAGCAGTAGTAGATGATGCTATCATTTATATAATCAGTGGATCAACATTTACTTTAGGTAGTAATTCGTCAATTCCTGGTTTTTCGCTTATCAAGAAAGGTTTAACCCTTATTAATACTAACACTGCTGGAGTAACTAGCGGAGATTACGTTTATTGGGGATCATCTAGTGATTCGTTAAGATTAGGCGGACAATTAGCAAGTGAGTACATTTTAAGATCAGGTGCTTCCTTTACAGGTGGTGTAAACTTTGATGACAGCGGTATAATTATTGGCGATTCAAATGATTTAAAACTTAAAATTGAAAATGACAACCAGGCAGTAATAGAAAATACTGTAGGAAATTCTAATTTAATTAAGTTTAAGGCAAACAACGGCTCTGGTGTGCTAACACATTCTATTAGCGTAAACGCTACAGGAATAGCAGCAGGAGCACCTAGCACATTTGATATAGGTACTTCGGGTACAAAATTTAGTACAATATATGCAGATACTTTTTCTGGAAAGGCTACATTAGCAGCCGCTATTGAGCTTAGTTCCGTAACTTACAATCCATCAATTGGTGCAGCAAATAATTCTGTAGCATTGCGTGATGCAACAGGAGATATTACTGCAAATATTTTCCAAGGTAAAGCAACATCTGCACAGTTTGCTGACCTAGCAGAAATTTATGAAACTGATGAAGATTATCCAGTCGGCACAATTATTGCTGTTGGAGGCGAAAAAGAAGCACGAGCAGCAAAAATAAGTGATATAGTAATTGGTGTTATTTCAGAAAAACCTGCCTATTTAATGAACTCTGAGGCAGCGGGTCAAGCAGTAGGACTAAAAGGACGAGTTCCTGTTAGAGTAAAAGGCCCAGTATCAAAAGGTCAAGCAGTTTATGCTTGGCAAGACGGTATTGCTACTACTATAGCTTCTACAGGCTTAGTTGGTATTGCGCTAGAGTCTAGTTCAGACGATGAAGAAAAATTGATAGAGTGTGTTTTAAAGGTATAAATACTTTAAAGTACGCAGTTAAATAGGACAAATAAATGGCAGTCGGTGATTTAATTACAGCAAGTCGATACAATTTAATCCAAGGAAGGATTAATACAATACTAGGCACAGGATCTGGACAAGACGGATATGGACAAGCATTGGCTAGTAGTTCTGTATCAGTTGGAGCAGTAATTACAGCAGTAGATATGAATAAATTATATACAGATATTTCTGCTGCTCATATACACCAACAAGGTGCTGCACCGGCAACTATAGCCCAAGTAGTTGTTGGAAATGTTATAGCAGAACAAACAAGTAATGACCCTGACGGTGGAATTAAAGGATATGCAGATTATGAAGCAGCAATGTCCACAGTTGAATCAAATAAATTTTTAATTGCAGCAGGACAATCAACTGCTACAGCAAATAAGGCTAACAGTTCCTTAGCAGGCCCCTGGAACGGCACAAAAACTCATGAAGTATTAATTACTTTTGCAAATGCAAATGCTCGTAGACACTTTTTTAATTCAGGTGGTGAAATTAGATGGACAGCAGGAATAACAGGCGGGTCTGGAGCAAAAACAACAGACTGGTCGACAATGCTATCTAATATGGGCACAATTAAAATGGGTTATACAAACACTACTGCTACAGGAACAGGAACAGGTTCCGCAATAGGAAATTATGATCTAACAACAAATTATCA